GATTGTAGGCCTCGCCTGTCTTGACCGTCCGTGGATTGACGATGTCGTAATTGTCGATCGTGGTCTTCGTTCTTGGCCGAACAAAGCCGCTCTTATCGTCAGGGATCTCGAACCGCCACTGGCCGTCCACTCCCTGAAACCAGCCGGTCTCGTTCCAGATCACGCGGGGGTCGGCGCCGGCGGCGTGCATCTCCTCTGCCCGCGCCAGCTTGGCGTGGTCGGCGGTCTGCGCGAGCCGGCCGCCAAAGATACCCGCCGCCCCAGGCTGCGCAAACGGCGTGCTCGCGCCGGCCATATTTAGCGCCATCGACGGCCCCCACTGGGTCGCCGCCTGCTGCAGCTGGTCGTTGTACCAGTGCCACTCCTCCGAGCCCTCCGGATACGGGTTCGGCTTCAGGCCGGCGCCGGGCACCGAGAGGTCATGGACGATGCCCTCGCCCATGCCGCGCACGACCTTGGAGCCGATGTCGGCGGCCTTGTTGGCCCACGGTAGGCCGGCCGAGAACTGGCCGCCGTCGGAGATCAGCGGACCACCGACCTCGTCGGTCTTGTCGGGGACGACGCTCTCCAGGCGCTGCGGCTGGCTGCGCACGAGGTTGCGGGCGCGCGCGGCCAGATCGTCGGCAGTCTCGCGGTATGGCTCGCCGGTGAAGCGATCGTCGAAGGAGACCTCGCCGCCAGCGGCGCGCCGCTTCACACGACGGGCGACATCCAAGGCAATTGCCACAGCCCGCTTCTGCGGCTTTCCGTGAGCGATCTCCGTCCGGATGTTCGCCGAGATGGCGTCCCGCGACTTACCTTTGATCAGCGGCACAGTCCGCCCCCTTTAAGTGTAGTATGCGACCTTTACACTCTGGCCGTTCGGCAATGTGATTGTCACGAACCCGACCGGGTTGGCCGGCAGCGTCGCCGCACCGCCGGTCGCCGTGGCGCTGGTGCCGCCGATGAAGCCGAAGGCCGCCTTCAGCGCCTGATAGATCAGACCGAGATATTGGACGCCCTGGTTCTGCGTCGAGTTGATCGTGTCGAGGTCAGCCGCAGCCATCACCGTCTCCCTTGCGCCGAGTAGCGGTACCTCACATACCCCAGCCGCGAGAAACTACCAAGATCATTGCCCGAGAAGGTGATGCTGACGAGGCCGCCGCGGAAGCGTGTCGTCAGATACTGGGTCGCCTGCGTCACGGTGTAGGGCCCATATTGCAGCGGCGTGTCGCCAGGGAAGTTGGCGACGTTGAAGGTCATATGGATCTGCGCGGTCGACGGCTGGCCGAACTCTCCGAACTTGAAATCAGGCAGCCAGCGATCAACGAAGGCATATTCCTCGCCCTCTGCGATCTTGAAATAGCCGGTGGTGTAGGACCACGCCATCGGCTGCCCGGCCGCATCATTGGTGGTCTCGTGCTGGTAGATCACGCCGCCAGGGGTGGCCGCGATCGGTGGACCGAACACGTTCTGGTCGATCCAGGCCGAGCGCGCCAGCGAGCCATAGTCCCATGGGTTGCCGGGCTCGGTGATGTTGTACTTGACGTAGGAATCGCACTCGCCGCTCACGCTGGCCAGCGACGGATAAAAATACCCGACCTCGTTGAACGGCGTGTTCGGCATCGCGCGGACATTCTTCAGAAACGCGGTGTTGAGGTTCTGGAACACGGCATCCCACACCGGACACGGAACCACCTCAACGCCCGATCCGGCATAGCGATAGAAGTTCGACGGCCCCATCCAATGCACGCCGCCGCGCAGCTTCTGGATCGCGTGCGAGGAGCAGGCTCCTGCGCCGGCTCCGATCATGTTGAAGCCGTAGACGTTCGGGAAGCCGATGAAGTTCATGATCCAGAGATCGAGGTCTGTCCAGATCAGGTTCTGGTTCGACACCGGCAGGCCGGCCACGATGCGCGAGCCGATCGGGATGCGGAAGTTGCGCGCAAGATTGGTGTCCGACGGCGTCCAGTCGAAGAAGTTGCCGCTGTCGCTCCACTGCACCAGCATCGGATCCTGCAGCACACCAATCTGTTCGGTGATGGTCGAGCCGTAGGCGACCACGATCTGCGCCGAGGTCGAGACGAACATGCCGGCGTTGAAGATCGGGCCCGAGGAGATCAGGCTGGCGTTCTCGAAGCCTCCGGTCGGATCCCAGTAATAGATTCCGCCGTCCTTCGGGCATGCCAGAAGCAACTGCCCCCAATTGTCGGTCGTCCAGTCATCGGCCGCGATCGGAGTGCCCTGCTGCACGGGCTGGGAGACGCCGGTGCCGTAGCCGCCGAGACCATAGCCGCCGATGCCGTATCCGACACCGCCAGGAGGCGGCCCCAGCGCGATGTAATAGACGACCTCGGCCTTGCCGCCGTTCATCGACACCGTGCCGTTTGACGTCGCCTGCGTGCTGGCTTGGATGACGAAGTGGTTCGCGTCGGTGATCGAGGCGGCAGCGTAAAGCCCGTCGATGACCGTGCCATTGGCGGTCGTCGGGATCGGGAACACCACGGTGTTGGCCGGCGCCGCGCCGAGCCCGTGGCTCGCCAGCGTCACGGAGACGTTCGAGCTTCCGGTCGTGGTGGTGAAAGTCGGGACCGCGCCGCCGTTCACCACGGCCGCCGTCGCATTGGTGGCGGCGACGATCCGGTAAGTGGTAGCGCCCGTCACGGTGTCGATCGGATAGAGACCGGAGAGGATGATCCCGCCGACGGAAATCGGCGTATTGAAGAACACCGAATCGTAGGTGGTCAACGTGTTGATGTTCGGGTCATTGACCTGAACCACTGGGGATCCGAGCGTCGTCGTAAAACTCGGCGTGAAGTCCGAGACCAGGGTCTGCGGTGTAAGGCTCCTGAGGGTCGAGCCGGTGATGACGGCCAACTGAGACGTCGTGCCGATGGCGAGACGGTTGACCTGATTGAGGTCCTGCCACGCATGCAGGTCGCGCGGCACGCCGCCGATCGCGAACGGATAGAAGTTGACCCAGCCGCCGTACTTTTGAACCAAGCCGTCGCGATAGCGGATGAGCTGGCTCTGCACCACGCCAGCCTCGTTCAGCGTGGGGGTCCTTTCTACATTCACCCCAGGGAGCAGTTTTACGCCACCGAACGGCATTGATCCCCCATCAGGTCTTGATGACCCAGATGCCGGCGACCTGGGTGTTCGGAATATTGTTGTGCGAACCATTGCCGCCGGTGGCATAGGTGGTGTCGAGGCCGTTCGAGCTGTTCACGCGCACGCCAGTGGCGGCATTATTGATGGTCACACTACCGAATCCAGAGACAGTGAAGGCGCCGCCGCCGCTGGTGCTGGAGCCAACGCCGGTTCCGTTGCTGGCATGAGTGTGGGTGGGATCATAAATGCCGGCGTTGTGGTAATGCGCCGGCATCTGCGCAATTGTGAGCGTGACGCTTTGAGCATCGAGCGAGGCGCCCATGGTTTGACCATTGAGGCCAGAGACCCCCGCTGTAACGCGAACCCCCGTGGCATCATAGGCCAACGGATAGCGGCCCCGCATATCCGGCGTTCCGAAAGTGGTGACACCGTTGCCACCGAAGGCCGAGCCCATCCGTGCCCCAAGATACGGAAACTGGGAGAAGGTGTAGGTGGCGATGCCATCGCACAGCAGATACGGCGGCACGGTGCAGGCCGCGACCCAGGCCGGCAGTGCGGTGAGGCCCGCCCAGAACTCCATCATCCCCATCTTGCCGAGGTCGACGAAGCGGACATTGGCGCCGTCATTGTAGATCGTGACGCGGTCGCCCTGCTGGATTCCCACCACCTCGGTGGCTGTCACACCTCGAAACGACAGCACAAAATTTCCAGTGGTGAGGTTCTCGACCACGTAGACGCCGGGCAACGGCAGCGTGATCACTTGATTCGCCGTCAGGACACCGGTGAACCGCAGCACGCGATTTTGCGACTGCGTCGGGCCCGGCGTCGGCGTCGCCGTGAAGCCGGCCGGCGCGGTCAGCGTGACCGGGGCCGCGCCAGTGACGGCGACGGTCTGGACGCCGCCGATGAAGCCGTCGATCGCCACCATGTTGGGATTGACGTCATTCTCACCCCACAGATCGACGTCCGCGCCGGTGAGCGGGACGATGATTCCGACGTTGACTGTCTGCGGATTGACCACTTTCTATCCCCTCAGGTGCGCGGCGGCGTAGCGATCGGGTCTGGCGACTTCGAAGACCAGCCCTGCGAGCCGAACTTCTTCCTGATCTCCTCCACCTTAGCAGAATCGATCAGCGTTTTAACATGGGTTTCCCATGTCATCGCCTGTGCGGGATTGTCCCCCATCGCCGAGAAGTTCTGCTGGTAGCCAGCCGAAAAAACCAGCGCGGCGGCGAGGAAGACGTCGGGCAGGTACTGGCTCAGGAACGTCGTCTGGTTTGACAACGACAGCGGAGCGGGACGGATGGTGCCGACAACCTCGACGGTATAGGCGCCGTCGGGCCATGGTCCCAGGATCCAGTCCTGCTGGCTGATCGGCGCAAAGTAAGTCGGCACGCCTTCGCCCGCAGCGCTGGGATAAACCACATCGAGATATTCCTTCGACGCAGGCAACATCGGCACGCGCGTACCAAGCTCTGGGTTGGTGGTGCCGGCTGGCGTGATCGCGTTCATCTCCTCGACCACGACGAAGGTGCCGCTGGTGGTTGGCAGTGTGAACTTGCGGCTGCCGCTGGTCAGCGTGCCGGTCGCCGTGACCACGGTCGATAGCAGATCAAGCTCAC